ACCCCGTAGCGTATGTATTCTCCGTGCTCTAGGTCTAGAACTTTTCTTGCGAATACATCTGCTGTAATCTTTTGAGTATACAGTTCTCTATAAACCCATAAATTATTATCGTAGTCAATAGCAAACCATAAACAACAAGCAGGAGAACTATAACCCCAGTCAGCAGCACGAAATCGCTGCCAGCCTTTAGGTATTTCAAAAGGTTCAACAACGTGTACATCTCTGTCAAATTCTGAGAATGCTGCATTAGAAAATGCATCCCAGTCTCCATTTAAAAATTGTTTTCTCTGTACTTCTGGTAGTGATGATAACATTGCATAGTAATCATCAGTCTGCATAAGGTACGGATTATCTTGTAACTTAGCTGGTATAAATCTTCTTGTTATATATTTTATACCTGTGGGTGTAGAAATCTCTATGTTAAAAGCTGTGTTTGGATCTATAGGATCTACAAACATTTCTTTAACCCATTGTGATCCAACATTACCTGGGTTACCTGTAGCCCTCATGTATACTGGTATATTCGGATCAACTGATCTAAGTGACGATCTTAGAAAATTATATATATCTGGCGAAGGATATTGTGGAAGTTCGTCTATTCCTATCCATGTGTAAGATTGCCCTTGGTATCGCAAAACGTCTGTCATGTTCTCTGCATAACCAAACTCTATTTTTGCTCCTGATGGGAATCTCCATTCTTTTTCTTGCTCTCTCCATTTTGCTCCTGGATATGCTCTTGAGTATAATCGTTGAGAATGATTAATCAAATCTCTTAACTCTGGCATAGTTCTACGAAGTAATAGACATCTGTGATTTTCTTTATGACAGTATCGTAGAGGATCTATTAACATGGCATATGATTTACCACCACCTCTTGCACCACCGTAAAATACTTCTCGTTCTGAAGCTGCTAAGAAATCTCTTTGTGGACCATCATTTGGTTTAAAGATTATATTCTGTGAAGCTAAATGTTCCTGTATATTTTCTGGAACATCTTCTATTACGTCTTGGGTTATAAGTTGCTGTTCTTTGCCATCTAATACTTTGTCAATGGTTAACAATTTATCCTTGACATTTTTGGCATGAGCTTTGGCTGAACGTAGAGATTGTTCTGCCTTTGCAACTTTTTTACGTGTTCTTGCTATTGCTTGTTTAGCTGACTGCTTGGCTTTGGTTTTTACTTTCTTCTTTGGCTTTGGCAGCGGTATCTCTGGTAACTCTTTTTCTAAGTCCGACATATGATATGTATCTTTTCGTTTTTGCTGATAACCAAATAGCAACCTCTCGGTATGAACATGTTTTTAAAAATTTTTTTGCTTCTTCTAAAGCTTCTAATTCAGATTCTATTGGTTCAATATAATCTGTGTCTTCTGCTAGTTTGTATCCAAATGGAATAGTTCTAGCTTTACGTTTAATCACTTAATTTTTTCTTTTGTAAGGAGCTAATATTTTACTTTTTGAAAAATCTACTTGTTTTATAGTTTTAACTATTGAACTATTTATAGGGACACTAACTTGATCAGGCTTTACTTTAACTCCAGTTTTTTTATAATATTTATCTATAGATTTTTGTGTTGAAGTTTTTAATTTAGATGTTAATTTATCTATTATTTTATTTGCAAAAGATTGCTGTCTTAAAACTGTCTGTCCTTTTTTAGAAATTAAATCAGGATTTTTTACTTTAAAATTTTTATTTTGTTTAAAAGCACTTTTTGTTTCTGGTTTATATTTTCTTAGTAGTGATTTACTTGCTCCTCCAGTAAATCCTGCAGAACTTAAACGTTCACTTAAAGGATCTAATTGTATAATCTTTGTATTACTATAATTTTTTTTACGATTAAAATTATCTTTAGTCATTAGTCCTGTACTGGTGTTACTATTGATTCTTCTACTTCGTCTTTTGCTGGTAATATAAACATACCATGTTTTAAATTCATATTAACATCTAATTGATCTTTCTTTACAATACCAATACGATCTAATATTTGTTTTGCTGCTTCCATTCGAATACTAGCATGAGGTGTTGTTCCATCCTCTTCTAGCATGTTTACCATTTTAGTTGCAGCCTTTGCAGAATGTATGGCTAAATAGTTTTCTGCTCGTTTAACAATCTCGTCTTTAAGATTACGTAGAACTTTAGGATATGAATGTTCTGAGTAACCTGCAAGCTCACCTGCTCGCTTTGGGTTTCCTTGTGCTTCTCCGAATAATGCGTCTAGAAACTTCTCCTGAGTATCGGTTAAGCTTTTGTCTTGAGTCTTTAGAATAGTAGAATCCATTGTTTGCGTTTATTAACTCCATGATTTCTTTAAAAGGAAGATCAAGAGCTTTCTTGGTTAACACTTAATTTAATTTTGCTTCTAATTCTTTTAAGTTTTTAGCAGAGAAACTTTTTCCTTTAGCTTTTCTATCTTTCATATACTTAATTCTTTTTTTGTAAGATGCAATAGTGTCAGCGTCTAAACTAGATTTCTTTTTAATGCTACCTTTAGGTGCAATTCTAGTTTTCATCTTATCTCTATTCTCGCCTTTACCTTTATTAGTCATGTAAGACTTTCCACCATAAGTGAAAGTACTCTTACCTGCTTTTGAAGCAGCATCAAATGTAGATTTAAATGATCTATCACTAATTTTAGTTTTATCTGTATCTCTTGTTGCAGCTTTTGCATCTCTAAAGCTAGTTTCTGCAGCTCTCATCTTAGCTGATGCAGCAGTATTAGCTTTTCCTGATTCTGTTGATAATCTAATTGCTTTAGATCTTGGACTTTCGAAGATAGAGCCAGTCTTTTTGCTAGATTTTTTACCAGCATTAGTGACTTTACCGTCTTTGTCCACTCTGATAGACTTCAGATTTTTCTTCTTCATTTTCTCCAGAGTTTTTTTATTTGTTATAGCCATAATATATCCTTGAATTGTTAAACTTTATGGGAATCCTAGGTGTTCCCGATAAAATTGGTACAGTTTAGTGATGACCCGTTGTGCATGTATGCATGCGGCTGTGTTTGTGTGTCCGTTTAAAGTGTACCTGATTCTAGTATACACACGATATTGACTTTTGTCAAGTACTAATTTAAGATTATTTGTAATCTGCGACACTTTTGTAACATATCAGCATTGACAAAAGTAAAAATGAGGTGTATAATAGTATTGAAGATACTACGGGGGGGTTTTATATATAATATATACCTATTTATACATACCCCCTAGGGAACACCCAAGCATATTGCCAAGAGATTTACAGAATATTGAGTGCATAAATGTAGCCACTAGGTGGTTTACAGGGAAACTGGGTATTTTAGCATAATCCTATATATCTACGGGGGCATACGGGGGTGGTCACTCGTGTACCCCTTAGGTAAATCAAGGGTAATCGCAAAAATAAAAAAGTTTTCCCCACAAATATAGTCAAGGGTACACCCTAGTTTTAATTGTGGTTGTGATTGGTGGGAAATTCTTAGCACTCAGATTTTTGTTATCTAGTGTCAACCTTGTGAACTACTTAATTTATTTTGAGAGTAGGCAAAAAAAAACCCCCTGTATCTCTACAAGGGGTTTTAATTTAGTTAGTTTTAATTATGCTGATTTTAAATTTCCACTAACGTCAGTTGCCTGCAAATCATTTGCCTTTGTCCACTCGTTACGAATTGCGTTGTCCTGTAATAACGCTAAAGTGTTGCCTAGATTTTCAATAACTTTTTCGTCAACCATTGTTAATAATTTTGCATAATCTTTTTTAGATGCGTAATTATAAACCTTATTCAATTCAGTTAGAAATTCAGTTGAAAGTGTTTTAAAATTTCTAGCTGTGTCTTTAGTTGATGGTGTTCTAGTTTGAACAGCAAATTTAGTAGACCAAACTTTATCAATTAACCCTGTATGAACAGGCACTAATTTCTCGCTAGTATTTGCAATTTTAGTTGCCCCACCTTTTTGACCTTTTTTATTAACATCAATCATTGGTGTTGCGATCTTATCCATTACTAGAACTTCATTTTTATCATTAACTGAAAACTGATTTTTTTCAGTATTCATTAAGATACCCAATTTAACTGATCTAGTAACAGCCATTTCAAATGCTGAATTAACAGAGTTTTTTCTGTCATAACTAGCTAAGTTATAAAGATGTGATCTTAAAAATGCCAAATCAATTTGCCCTTTGATTTTGCCTTTTTGCTTTGTATCAATTTCAATAATTATTTCGTTAACTGATACAGCCATTTCGGGTACTAATTTCATTAAATTATTTGAAATATTAGTAGCCTTAAACAATACTTTTTGGGCTCTATCATTAGCCTTTAATGAGCCTAGTATTTTTTCATTATTAGTATTGTTTTCTATTACTTTTTTAGCGTCTTTAGTCATTTTCTTATCCTTAATTAGATTAACCAATTTATATTTATAAATTTTTAAATTAATCATTAATAGGTATTCTAGTTATTTTTACTCTTAATGCAAATTATATTTGCTTAATTAATCAATTATTTTTATTATTTTACAATCTATGGTTGTCCTTAACACCTGTTAAGAGTTGCCCCTTTTTGCATAGCTTGATTGCTAGCTATGTGCTGAGTGCATACCTCTTTACCCTATGCAAAAACAACACATGTCCTTAGTGCATAGCTTGATATTGACCTATGCAAAATTGACATAGCTTAATTAGTTTGATATTCTAAAAACTTATTAACAAACAAATAGAGGTAAATAAAAAATGAGTACAGAAAATAAAACAGGCATTGAAATTGAATTAAAAAAATTAAATTCTAATTTTAATACTTTCAATAAAATCATGAGCAATTTTTTAGTGATTGCTACAACTGAAAGCACATTTAAAAAATTAACTAATGATCAAATAAAAAAAGTAGTGCCAACAGTTTCGGAAACTATTAAATCAATTAATGAAAGTATCTATTCATAATGTTTGAATTGCTTTTATATACTGGAATAAGCCTTATTATTATAGGGCTTATTCTATTTGTTATATCTCAATATAAATTGCGTGGAATTGAAAACGAAATAAATAGACAAAGAAAATTAAATCAATCTTTTATCAAAAATAAAAACAAATAAATGGAACGCCCAAGCACTTGACACAGGTTAAGTGCTTTGGTAAGGTCATTGTATAACAAAGAGAAAGGAAAAAGTTATGCAAAAGACATTGTTAGTTACATTTTGGTTGACGATATCTTTATTGACAGTCGCAACATTTATGTAAAGGAAGAAGTATGACATGTGAACAGGTCTAAGCCCTATCGGTAGCAATATCGGTAGGGCTTTTTTTTTATCTGTACTATTTGACACAACAATATATCCTTGATATAGTATAAGAATAACAAAGGAGAAAACTATGGTAGATCAAACACAACCAGATATAGCACATGTTCAATCAAAGAACAGAGCTATCAATCACGACAAGCAAAATACTATCAAGTTAAATAAAGCTAAAGAAATTTATAAAGATAGTAATAAGCTTGATAATATATCAGAGCATTTGATGAAACAATTTAATGAGATTATGTTAGGTGGTAGGCAATGACATGCTCAAATTACAAATGTAAAAATATAAATAAAAATGTTAATCGTTGGCAACTTACAGATTCACGAGGATATTCTTGTGGTACAGTTTGTAATGATTGCCATGACATGCAAAAAGCAAAATACAATCCAATAATATTTAAAGAGCCACATGATTATCTACAATACATGGCAGAATGTGGCGAGAATATTGACGGATATTAATAAAAAGTTTTAGTTCCCTCTAAAAGTTACCCTGTGTATGTCCTTGACATACATGGGGTTTTTTTATATACTGACTATAAATAAATCAACAAAGGAAAATACATGAACGACAATGACATGGAAGCAATAGATAAAAAAATAAATGAAGTTGCTAATGATGAGTTAGATGAAATAGAAAAACATTTAACTGAAGTACAAGAAGATGCATTAAAAGATAAAATATATGAGATGACTTCTAATTGTTCTAAAGATGAACTAATGTTAGTTGCCAAATTACTTATAAAAATATCAAGAAAATCTTTTGAAGATGAATAGGTATGATATCATTAGCAAGACAAGTACAATTAAAACTAAAAAAGTTTGATGAAGTAATGATTAAACTTAAAACTAAATATCTAAATAACCCTAGCTTATATTCTGAACTTCATAAATTAGATGAACGCAAGGAAGAAATCCAAAAGCTAGTTGACAACAACAATTAATTAGTATATATTATAGGGGCAGTCAACGAGAGTTGGCTGTCCTTTTTTGTTTATCTCGTTGGAGTACGATCAAGGGTGGCTTCTTAGTAGTTTTAGAGCCTAAATAAATGAAACTATAGGGGTAAGTGCCGAGTGATGTATATTGTAGTACATATAACAGCTGTTATTTACTGGTCAGCAACACTTACCCAAAACAATTAACCAATAGGAGTACATATGACACAAACAAACATACAAGTCGGTAAAGTTTCTGACTTGTTGTATGATTTGATGACATCAACTAAAGCTAAAAAGTTTCGTGCAGGTTTTATTAAAACCAATGGCGAGTACCGAGTAGGCAAGTTTGATTTATTAAATCGTTCAACTTGGAAACAAACTGATGGCACTATGTACAAGCGTAAAGGTAAGAAAAGAACTACTGACGCTGACGAGTACATACTAGCCC